CATCCCATGTAGAACAAGACACTCTACTAATAGGACTGGCAAAAAATATAGGATCGTCTTTTGTTCTAGTGCTGTTATATTGATAATGCTCTGGCATGATAGGGCAACCACCCCAACATGTTTCATTGACAAGCATTGAGAGCATAACAGGTTTTCCTAGATATGCACAATAGTCTTTTGCTTTTCTGATACGTAACAACTGATCACGATCTCTCATGAGATCACGGTCTAAATTTATATAATTAAATCCTGCTTCTGCTAATGATACTATTTCATTTGGTCTTGTTACCTCTCTAAGAATAGTATTCTTAATAAACAACTCTGGGAATACTGATCTTATCTGTCCTGTAGAAACCCATGATGTATGTGGTAAAGTTACCACTCTCACTCCTGCATTGTAGATAGGAGCAAACTCTTTGATCCACAAATCCAAATTTTTCTGATCAGGTCTAACCCATATGTTATTGAAGGTTGCTGATAATGGTATATTTGATTCGTTAGAAATATAAATTGCCGATTCTATTAGGGCATCTGAAGACAAGAAAGTATCCCCCATAGCGTCTTGATCAAACGGAGGGATTCTACATGTAAAATATAAATCTAGTATATATTCTCGATACTCTTTAAGAAATGGAAGGAATGTATTAGTTACAAACTCTTCACTCAGTTTCGGATTGATCGGTAGACTGAAGACTCTTTTGTTCATTACCAGTTAATTGTTCATAGAGTTTTAGGTTGAGATTATCTTCAATCCCTTCCATAGTAGGGATACGAGGAGAAGACCCATCCATCATTAGTTTATCTAGATGTGGTCTTAGTTCGTTTTGTATTTTACTAATACCCGCACTAAGTAAACCAGAGTATTGCATTGCAACATTGAGAGTAGCATACTGATCATCTTCTCTCATCATAGCGATAGAGTCTAAGTTACCAGTTCCTATCTTACCAGTTGTGTAAACATCAATTGCTGCTTGTTTACCCATTCTAGCAATCCAGTATTTTCTTTCATCTTCTTCAGTATATTCTGCTGCTTTCTCAACCTCTTCAATACTTCCCCAATTTTTGTTAATCCAATCCATGAATGCATTCATCTCATTATCATATTGATGTAGAGATAAACAAAATTTATTCAAGTCTAATTGAAACTCCTCTATGTCAAACTCCATGAGTTGACGTTCATAAGGATCTTCAGTAACATTCAACCTGTCTTTAAGACGTGCAATTTCTACTTCTTTTCTTTTCTTGTCTAAGATAGTTTTCTTTCTATCGTGATTTCTTCTTTCTACTTCTATTAATACTTGACGGAGTTTTCTTTTATCCGTTACGTGGGAATTGACAACAAAATTCTTAATCTGTTCATGTGTCATTCCATAGTCCATGTTGCCTTCTACGAAAGCTTCAATCGCATCAGATGATATGTTGTGCATAAAAAAATTAATCTAGAATTGTAAACCAGCTGGGATTACAGGAGGAACTCCTCCTTCTTCAGCAATGCCCTCTTCAACCATTTGACTGTATGGCATGGGCACTCCCATATATTTTTGCCATAGAACATTGAGTTCTCTTATTGTAGCACAATTTTTAAACTCTTGCTTGAGTGATAACATCGCATCATATAATGCTTGCACTTTCTCATTAAAAGTTTTGTTTCCTGCTAAAACAGAAGTTGCTACTGCAGATACCTCAATACCTTTTGCTTTGGCAATACTATTTAGTAGAGGTGTTTCACCCTCTAAATTATTTGCCTCTTCAATTTGGGCATTCCAAAGATACTGTTCTAGTTTAGACTCTTCTGCCTTTAATGTCAAGAACTTTCTATCATACTCATCTTCAATGATTAATTTTGCTGCAACTTTCATAAAAGTAATAGCAGCATCATATCTTTCTTGAGGTAGTTCAACTTTTGTTCTACCATCATCTAACTGCTCTAATGCATATTCATCATCTTCTGATAATGGGTCTTCATCCGTAACTTTAACTACTGCACGAACCTCACCAAAATGTTTGACACCCCATCTACCCACATCTTCTGATACTTCTTCGTAGGAACCAGATAATTTATTAAGATCTCTTACCCAATCAGATTCAATAGAAAATACAGTAACACCATACTGATTAAAAATTAAATTTGCAGTAGGTAACTCTGTGATACGAGGGCAATGTCTTGCTATGTAATACTTAATAGATGTTGTCATTCTTAGAATCCTGTATATCCATACATTAGAGTTCCGAACTCTATACCCGCAGCAGACGCTGTGCCAGGTGGTCCTGATCTGTCCATTCTGCTATCTCTCTGGAATGTATGACTTGCATATGTAAATAGATAACCATTGTTATTCTGTGAACCATCATACTGACCACAGATAAATCCATAGTCATTACCTGTGTGCATACTTTCCTCACCAGTGGTTATTCCGTTCTTACTGATATTTGCAAGACGACCACCAGTGTATGTATCTCTTAAATGCCAGTCACTAGATGTTCGATAACCACCACCAGTATTCCAATAAGCAAAACCATCTCTACTTGATAGGGTTTTGTTAGTTCCGTCTGTGCCAGGTGCATCAGGCCATGATCTAAAAGCTTCTGTTGGGAAGTCAAATGATCTAGCATCACCTGTTTTTATATGTCCAACTGTAGCAGCTTGACTAGATGCAGGGTTGTTTTGTGTACCACCAGGATGAGTTGTGCTAAACTGATTTGCTTCAGTGTTAAGATTATATTTTATTATTCTACTAGAGTTACCACCACCATGAACATAAGCAAAGTTAAAATCTTTTGACATTGCAGTAGCTCTATGTTTTGTTCCTACCATTGATGTGGCAGCACCCGCATTACTGCTAGTATTCATATTGATTTTAGATACCTGACTGGTAGTTGCGTTCCAACTGTTACCAGTTGCAAATATGAAACCAGTCATATTTAAACCTGGTTTTCCATCAATGTATGCACCAGACCAGTTAGTTATATCTCCTAAGTTTGACTGTGAAAATGTAGAGTGTGTTAGAACATTAACGTTTCTATATGATGTTCCTCCTCTATATCCACAACAACTAAAACCTTTTGTTATATTGAATCCTGCTTTATATCTTGCTTGGTCTGCACCTGATGCAGTTCCTGTTCCACCGTCAGTATCCCAATATGCCTGACCAGTGTTACCACCAGATCTAAGAACAGAACCTAAGTTACTTGCGTCTTGCGTAGGTAGTGTTACAAACGGAGATCCATTCTGCAACAGTTGACCAGTAAAGTCGATGTTACCGCTAACGTTAATAGTTCCAGTAAATGAAGCACCACCAGTCGGAAACGAGACCTGACCAGATTCCGCTATATTTGTTACTTCATCAACTTTAATTCTAGATGCCATAATTCTTTAATGTAACCAAAGTTCCCAAGAGTTAATGTAACTGTACTCTCTATAAGCGTCAGTTGTTCCCCAGATAATTTGTGGAACCTGACTAGATGAACCTCTTTCAGTACCAAATGATAGAGGACCTATAGTTTGACTATAAGAACCATTACCACTTCTGAGGTTGCCTGGATCAAGGATCAACATGTTACTGCTGAAGTTACCAGAGGGATTACCATCCCATATAACACACCAATAACCAGATCCATTGTTCTGATAAGGTGAGTTGTTTACGATACCACTAAAGTTCTGTGTAAAAGATCCAAAGTCAGCAGTATCAGCACCACCAGATTGAGCAGACATCTGATAACGTGCCTTTGTTAATTTAGGCAATGAACATCTAATAGTTGATAATGAGTTACCACCTTGATGTGATTGCTCTCTACCAATTCTTAACCTTCCTTGGTTGATAGTATCATTACTTGTTGATGAAGTGCTGTTAGTATTCCATGCAGGAATAATTGAAGATGGACTTCCATATTCTACGTGTGTTATCGCAGCGTTGTTTGCTCCAAAAAACGCAGAGTCATATTTAATCCAACCTCTGTCTCCAGTTCCATATCTATCACCCGCATCATATTCAAATTGAAATGCTCCACTGCCAGGTATTGTAACCCAAACTGTTCCAGATGTTTGTTGTCCATTCTCAAAAGCATCTCCTCCAGACTCTGCAGGATTAGCTTGAGATCCACCTCTATTTCCTCCACCACAAACTGCCCATCTGTCACCTGTCCAGACTTCCAAAGTTGCAGTAGTAGAATTAAGAATTAAATCACCTACTTCTGGATTACTAGGTTTTGAGTTGCCAGGATAATTTGGTAAACGAAATTGTCCTGCAGCACCTGATAACTTATGCCCAGCTGGAATCTCAATCTTATTACTATAAGTTGATATTCCTTGTAAATTGTGAACTGATAATGTGCTCATTTTCTATACGATTGCCCATGCTCCACCGTTACTGATAGTAACTGTGCTTCCATTATTTATAGTGATAGGACCAGCGGTCATACAGTTATCACTACTTGATACTGTAATACTCTCACTAATGTTCTTTCTATTACGTTTGAATATTCCGTAAGAGTCGATGTATTGTTTGTCACCTGTTGCTCTTAGAACTGTGCTCTTCTGTCCAGAAGATAGTCCTTCAGATGCATTAACGTTTAATCCATTATCACCTGTAACTTGCATTCTATATGTTGATTGAATGCTGTTGCTGCCAGGTTCATGGAAGTGTGTTCTACCACCTTCATCCCATGATGCAAATGTCTGGTCACTGTCATTTCTAAAGAAGAAGTCGTTACCTGTTCTAAAGTAAGTGTGACTGTTGTTAGAGAAGTAGAATCTTGCTTGACCACCCGCATCTAAGATCCACTGGTTAACTGTTCCTTGTAAGTATGGTAAGTTGAGTGCACTGTAACCATCAAGTAGATCAGCGTTCAAGTTAGTAACTTTAGTTGATGATGATACTGATAATGGTGCGGTACCAGTTGCAACAGTAGATTTAAGTTGATTGTCAGTTTCAATAGCACCACCGACTGTTAATCTAGAACCACCTCCAGTAGAAACACCAGAACCTTTACCGATGAATACTCTACCAGTTACTGAGTAAATTGCTAACGATGCATTTACTTTAGCATTAGCTTGGAATGTAGTGCTTATTGCATTATTTGCAGCAGAAGAACCACTAAATCCTCTAACAACAAACCATGAATCATCACTATCATCAGCACCTAACTGCCAACCCATATCGTTGCCACTATCGGTAAATGTCATAAAGGATGATGAACCATCAGCACCAAATGTTATTCTACCGTAATTTGCTCTACCATCTCTAAAGTCAGCAAATGCAGTAGCAGAACTAGGATTACCCTCAGCAACAATCTCAAGAGGTGAGCCAGGATTTGTATCACCAATACCTATTCTACCGCTACGGAATGTAACGTTATTGTAGTTAAGATATGTTCCGTTATATCCAAGAGAATTGCTATCGCTACCAAATCTTAGATAACCAACGCTAGAGTTCCCTTTACCTTTAATTACTGCAGTATTAGTTGTTGCCTTACCAAATGTAATACCATTACCATCTGCAAGACTTAATGTTCCTGTTCCGTTATTGGTAAAGATACCTTGGTCAGCAGTTAAGTCATTAACTGTTAAGTGACCAGATCCATCTCTACGTGCGATTGTATTTCCAGTAGCAGCAGTTGACTGAACATAACCATCTAGGTAATGTGCGTCTAGCTGAGATGTTGAACCATCGTTTCCTGCATGCCAAACTGTGTTACCATTGAAGGTAAAGTCTGATGCGTTGAATCTGATTGTTCCATTACCATCAGTTCCATTACCACCAGAGACGATCATTTGAACGTCATAGTTTGGTGCTTGACCAGATGATCTAAAGTCTATTGTTGGTGTTGTAGATACTGATGCTTTACCAAGTTGTAACTTAGCACCGTTTGCATTATCACGTAATCCAATAATTGTACTAGATCCACCAGAAATTTTATTGGATGATGATACAGTCCATTTTGTGCCAGGATTAGGACCGAAGACATAGATGTTTGCGTTTGTATTGCTACCAACAAATGCTATCGTTCCAGTTACAAGTGAATAGATCTCACCAGTTGTATGTGTCTTTTCTTGAACACCACCAGAACTATCAACTACGATAGAACCAATGTTGTTTGTTGCACCTACATCAGAGTAGATAGTGTATGTTCCACCATTGTTGATGTTACCACCAACACCACTATTACAGTGGAAGTCTGGAATGTATAATGTAAATTTATTACCTGTGTCATTAACAAAGAAGTTCTCAAAGACCATCTTGTTCTGACCAAGAACTTCTGGTAAGAACATGTCACCAATAGGTGCATTAATTCCACCACGTGTGTCACCTATGTTATAACCAGTCTGATACCATAGACCTTGCTTGCCATCCATCTTATCAGAATCCATACCACTGGATGCACCCTGATTATTTTCTGACCATATTTCATACCAGTTAGAATATACTGCAAGACCACCACTATTACCTCTAATGAATAGATTGTTATTATCTGTAAATCCTAATTGAGTTGCTGCAGTTCCTGTTGCTTCTCTTCTGTATGTTGCTACACCGTGTGTAGTTCCACCATCTGATAGACCATCAGCGTTGTTGTTTCTAAGTGCAGCACCAATACCATTTGCTGCCTGTGCAGGAGATGGGTTTGATGTAAGTGATGCAGTTTCGTTAAATACTACGTTTGCTTTGTCGGCAGTACCAGATATGGATATTGAGTATACTACGTTTGCAAGTCTTGCAGGATCTAATGTTCCTTGAGTTAGGTTACCCGCATCCTGATAGAATGAACCTTGGTTACCATCTAGTCTATCAGCATTAAGTTCTGAACCAGGACCTTGATCAATTGCAACACTACCTGTGTTGTCAATGATAAATCCACCCTGATCTTGGTTACCAACTGCTTGGTTTGTAACGTCTTTTCTAAATCTGAATACACCGTAGTTACCATAAACTATTGCACTAGATGTTAGGTTGTTACCCTTTCTAATGTCAATTTCAATGTTACCAAATGCACGGTTGATTGTTCCTTTAGTTGCATTAAGTATTGCTCCAGAACCACCGCCAAGTTCGCTAGGTATGGTTACAGAGAAGTCTCCAGTATATCCTGTTCC